TTGTTCATCGTATGAGTTCTTCAACTCAGCTATCAGTTAATGGAGCTTATACAGACTCATCTAGAATAGGATCAACATACTCAGTTGCTGGTTCTAATATTAAAGTTGATACATCTAACAGTGGACACTTCGGTGCTCTAACTGCTGGTAGTGCTACTGCTGCACCAACACTTGACGTTGGTACTTACGACGTTAACACTGCGGGCTCGGCCTTCACGTTCACGGAAACCTACACGCAGGGAGACGCTATAGCTGCTATGGGTGCAGGTGTAGACGTGACCGCAGGTGTCGTAGCTGATATGCCATCATATGGTGAAACACTTACGATGTCTGGTGGTGTTGCTGGAACCTTAGCTGGTACGATTTTGAGTTCGGGTGTTACCACAGTAACAGCTGGTGGTGCTGGAACAACAGCTACTGGCCAATTCGTAACTGAAATTATAATCGACTAGTTATGAAACGGATACTAACAGTATTACTACTGCTTAGTAGTGCAGGTGCGGCAAGAGCCGTACCCGTGGTCCCAAACTTCACCCAGGGAGGAATGACTAGTAATACGGAAACTACGTCTACGGTTACAGAGACGATAAATTCGATGGATTATAATACAGGCTGGCAATACGTAGTCACTGGGACAGGCGTATCAGCAGATGGAAACCTTACCCCAACAGGTACAGGCTCAGTAGACGTTACAAATGTAACATTAGATGGAGTGACTTCAGAATGGACAGGATTGAATCTAAATCAAAGACCAAACTTTACATTAACAACACCAGGAAATTCCTTTCAATTTACCGAAAGTTATATGGGACCTGGGCTATCAAATCACACAATAATTCAAAGAGAGACAGTGATACAAAGCGTCACAAATACAACAAGTACATTTACGCAATAAAGAAGATATGTCTAATACTTGCAGCAAGTGTCATTGCAACCCCTGTAAATGCGGAGACAGTAGGTGGAGTTAATGCTACTGCCAATCCAATCGCTAATAGTTCTGGCTCAGTAACCAATCAAGCCATACAGGTTTTACAAGGTCCATACATAACTAACACCTATGGTGGTGGTATACAGTGCCAGGGTGCTACTATGAACATCACACCCTATGTGACTGGAACAGGAAATTTTAGAAGACCATTTGAACATTCATATATGGATCCTGTATACAATGTATACGATTCTGACGATGATGGTGAGATTGATAATCCTGGAGAAGTTTTATATTATATGCCAACAAGAACAAATCAAACAGATAATTACAGTCTAGGACTAGGACTATCTGCTACATGGTCTAAACCATTAGACAAAGAATTACAAGAATTATGTAAGGCAGCAGCAACCACTCAAACAGAACTTAATGCACAATTATTATCCAACAAAAGATTAGACTTTGAAATTGCTCGTCTAAAAAATTGTGGTGAATTAATGAAGGCTGGTATTATGTTCCATCCAAAATCACCATATCATAAGGTATGTGCTGATGTTGTGTTAATAAATCCAGTTGGTCGTGTAGGACAACATACACATACACTTACTACTAATGAAGTTAAAGTAGAACCACCTAAAATAGAAGTTAAAGCAAATGGTACTGCTGAAGACTTAGGAAAATTCTCTATTGGTGAGTTTAAAGACTAATGGGCATACCTAATATTCCCAGAGTTCAAGTAAATAATGTTGGTGTCTATCAGATACCAACATGGCAGCTAAGACAACCATCCATTCCTGATCATAATCCTATAACAAGTTATATTGGATTTCCTATTATTGATATGCCTGGTTGTGTATGGATGCATAGGGATAATAAGAAGCACAAAAATAATATTCCTATTGATAAAGATCTAGTAGTAGATGATCCTGGTAGAGCAATGACATTGTGTGATGCTGGTATGCCATATTATCAGACTATGGATTATAGTGATTCTGAATGTTATAGTAATTGTCCACCACCATTTGTAGCAAAAAAAGGAGATCCACCTCCACCACCGCCAGGTGCTTCAACTGATGCAGATACAAATGTAGACGTAGATCCTCCCTGTCCTGCACCCAATCAACCAAGGATAGGAGCACTTGGACCTAATGAAAAAGAAAAGGTCAGTGGATATGAACTCCAACGTGACCCTAGTAATCAAAATAAAAAAATATGTGTAATATTATATGAAGATATAGGAGCAGTAGAACAATTTCTACCTAGTCCACAAGTTGCTACAACAACAGCTTCTATCGCAGCAGTTGCTGGTGCTTCTGCTTTACTTGCAAAACCATTAGCAGAACTATTAACCAGAACATTTAAACCTGTTATAAAACAAGTTTTAACTAAAGTAAATAAAATACTTGGAAAAACAAATACTAAACCTTCCCCTTCCGAAATTCGTGCTAATGAATATAGAAAAAAGAAAGGTCTTAATCCTTTAAAGAGATAATATTATTTTTTTGATTCTGGTTTAGATACTGGTCCCGTAACAAAACCAGTTATTGGTGGTAGTGCTTTATTAATACTATCAGCAATCTGTTTATCGAGATATTGATTTAATTCATTCCGTTCTCTTTCTGGTCTGTTGGTAATTACACTATGAGTAAAAGAAACAACATCTAATAACACCCATGCAAATGATGCTACTGCTAAGTAGTGAGGTATTTTACCACCAACAAACTTCTGAATAGGACTCTTTGCATTAGGATCCTTCAGAGGTTTTTTTAATTTCATTTACTTTTTCCAACCACCAGATTTCAACCAGTTATTATGATGGGGATTATCCCATGAATCACTGATTTCATATGATGGAATTATAACCTCAGAGATATACCTTCTATTCTCTAAAGCAAGATTTAAACTTTGTGCTTCTAAACTCTTAACTCTACCATCTACTTGAGATGCCCACCATATTGCACCACCTAGCTGTGCTGCTAAAAATGTAAGTACTGCAACTGGTACTTTAAAATTACTCATAAAAGAATTGCTCCAATAACGAATCCTTTAGCAAAGGATACGCATAACATTTGATAATCAGTCAAATTAAATTTGTCCTGAAATTTTTTAGCAAGGTTTCTATCCCATGCTACTACTTTATCGAAAGCAGGTTTTGGATTAAAATTCCACATAATTAGCCCTCTACTAATGTACCGTGTGCTCTACGAATTTCACGTAATTTCTCAAGATTCATATCCTTGGTTCCACCATCGTAAGCATGAGCATACCCTTCGGCAATCATCTGCTCATTAAGTGAAACAGTATCTTCATTTATATATAACCATCCTAATAATCTACCATACTTACCAGTACCACCAACAAGTTCAGTTCTAACAGTGAGTTCATCACCATCACCTGCAATAGTATCTTCTAACTTTTTCTTCAACCAATTGGTAGCATCTATTCCCAGTGCCTTCTCTTCGAGGTTTCTGGTTCTCTTCTCTGGTGTATCAACTCCTGCAACTCTAACTCTCTCTTTCTTGAATAAATCAAACCCAAGATCAATGGTGACATCAATAGTATCCCCGTCAAGAACACGATTAATCTCCGTCACTCGAAAGTTGTAGCAGCTCTTCCTGCTCGGTGGGGTCATCGCTCCCATAGTTATACTCCAAATCAGCTAGTGCATTATTTATGGAATCTTCTACGGGTGTACGTTCCTGTTCTGCTTTCCAGTTACGAAGTTTATCAACCATATGATTATAAGTATCCATAATCACTAAAGGTGTATCTTCTCTCGTATCATAAAAAACAACCTTTCCATGATTCCAATCATCAATATATCTTGGATCCTCTTTCTCTGGATCAAAAGGTTTCTTTGTTAAGATACCATCATGAGGTGGGCATGTAAATTCACTACCATCTAAAGGAGGACTACATGCTTCTGCCTTTGGAGCAAAATAACCTGCACCAATAATGGTACAGGCTATAACTCCCAAAAGACTTACTGAAGCAACTACCTTTTCATTAGCACGAACTCTAAGGGTCAGTTCCTTGACATGACCCATCATATGTTCAACTTTCGCTTCCAGAATTGCTATCTTCGTTTCTTGGCTGTGTTCTGTCGTCATAAGTCATAATCCAATAAATTAAATACCCTACTCCACTGAGTAAAGTGCCTAGCATAATATTTATAGACCAAACTACATCACTCATGATACGTGAATAACCCCCTTCATACCAGCACCAGCATGAGGATCACACTGGAAGTAATAATCACCTGCTTTCTCAAAGGTGACATCAAAACTTTCACCTGCCATGAATGCTAGATCCCCATGCGATAATTCATCATGGTCAGCAAACATTACATTATGTGGAGGTAGTTCGTTGTTAACAAAGGTGACACTTTCACCAACGCTGATATTTAATTCGCAAGGTTCAAAGACTAACATGCCGTTAGAACCCATTTGAATTTCTGCTGCATATGCTTTAAAGCTAAGAGCAAAGAAAGATACAAATACTATTAACCATGCGACAAATCGATTCATCCATGTGTTAAGATTTTTCTTTTGTAATGTAGTCATTATGTAGTACAGAATAAAGATCCTTCGGATAG